CCATGAAATGATACTGCAACTTGATCAGGCACATACAGTGTCATTGAGTTTGGTTGTGGTTTGTGGGCGTGAGCTGACGATCTAAATATTCTAATAAGCTCNTCGCACTCNATCGATTCATCAGCTGATTCGGGTAACATCTTCCAAGTAAAACCAAATGATCGTAGACCGGTACTCTTATACGTCATATACTCTGCCGGGTTAATTACCTTACCCCTAATACGCTGTGCCTCATCAGTAATAAGATCGGTGGTTGTTAAAGCACCAGCACCGCCAATTAAACCACCAAGCTTAGCACCAAGTAAACCCATCGCATAGTTTGCACCTTCAATACCTAACGTTACTGCATCTTCGCCAACCNTGGNATCATCGCCAATAAGTGAATCAAACAATTGCACTGCCTTTCGAGTCTTTTCTTCATAACTCATTGAATCCGCTATAGCAATAGCTGGAGGCATGTACATTGCAACAGTGTGTGCAATCTTTCTATTAGGCTTCCAAGATTCCATCGTTGTCTTTATATTATCAGCAACGTCAGAGACCATAGCCATTANATCAAGACTACTAAAATCTATAGATTTAATTTCTAATGCTTGTTCTTCTGGTTGATCATCGGCAATACGAATGAATTCAAATAATATGAATGGATCGCCCGGTGATTTTTCAATTCCACTAGACCGACCCCCTGCGTAATTTTTAACCCTATCATCTTTTTCGGTTGCTTCTGTATTACCCCCAACCGAATTCATTAGTTTACCATCATTAAAATCAATTTGTGAATCATCACCTAATGCCATAGGGTATGAGGTTACTTTTGATGAAACTTCAGCACCCACACCACTGTTAGACCAGTTACTAATCTTATCACCGATCGAACTAAATTTATTTGATATTGTATCTGCAAAACTCATTTTAATTTCCTATTGTATACCTGTTTGATATGGAGTCCAATCTAAATTTAAACCATCTATTGGCGGTGGACCAGCCCCATAGATATTATATGTATTCGAATTATTTGAATTAGTGTTTTTAGATGATTTATCAACAACAGTATTATTAGCACCGGCGCCTTCTTTACCCGCACTTGCATCGCGAGCATTAACAGCATTATTTAAATCATTGGTTGAACCGTTAACTTCACTTCCAGCACCACCGCCAGCAGAGAATGCTGAGCGTAATGCTTTAATTCGTTTAATAGCCGCCTCATAGTTAATCGACGGATCGGCCAAACCCTTAAAGTCACTACCAAATAAACCACCACTGCCACCCATAATCGCGGCTTCGATAAGAGGAACAGACTCTACTAGATCTTCAGCAAAGGCCTTCATATTAAGCTTTGACCCGTTAAATGTTAATCTGTTTATATTACCTAAGGATATTGTTAATTTATCAATAGCTTCAGATGCTAAAAATAACTTATCTTGATTCTTTGCTAAGCTCAACATTGATACAATAGGACTGTCCGATCCAGTGAAGAATCCGAGGATAGCACCAGCTGCAGCACCTAAGTCTGACACGAACGATCCAGTCGCGAATTTAATTAAACCTTTCGAGATACTTCCCATAACGCTATTAAACTCTATGGCACGTTCCTTACTCACATTAGGATCATTCAATATAGACAATATTGTAACTACTTCTTTCTTAATCTTTTCACCAAAATTGCCACCATCACTAAACTTAGAAATCGCACCGGCAGTTCCAGCCGCACCTTCACCAATAGCAAATGCTACAAGACCAGCTCCAATGCCGGTCATCACCGCTGAGAATTTACCAGCGTCTGCTCCAACACCATCCATTTTAGGAATTTGTAATAATGTTTCGACGTTAGCCACAATATTATCAGCAAAATTACCACCATTAAATAACGCAGTGGCTTGAGCAGTATTAGAAGCTGACTCACCGACGGCAAATGCTACAAGCCCAGCGCCTAATGCGGCCATTAATGTAGGGAATTTAGTAACAGCTTCAAATATAGCGGAGAAGTCACGACCTTCTGTTATTTCTAATAATTTATTAACGTTATATACTATATCATCTGACCACCGCCCATCACCGAAGCTATCAATGCCTTTAGCCACACCACCTGATGCAGCAGCAGCGACAGACCCTGCACTGAATGCAAGTAAACCCAAACCTAACGCGGCCATTAATGTAGGGAATTCTATTACTGACGACGCCACTTGAGCAAAATCACGGCCCTCGGTTATTTCTAATAATTTATTAACATTATATACTATATCATCTGACCAAGTACCACCGGAGAATTTATCAATACCTTTAGCTATACCATTGCCTGCACCAGCAACGGCGGATCCTACACCAAACGCGATTAGACCAAGACCTAACGCGGCCATTAATGTAGGGAATTTTACAACCTCTGCCGCTACTTTAGCAAAATCACGACCTTCTGTTATTGACAATAGAGTATTTACATTTTTCTTAATGTCTTTCGCCCAATCGTCACCACCCGCAAATGTTGCAATAGCCTCACCAACACCGCCAACGGCAGAACCTATACCAAATGCAGCGATACCAACACCGATACCAGTCATTGTAACCGCGAACATACCACCTTCCAAGAAGAAGTCGCCTGTACCACCAAAGTCATCTTTGATATGTAACAATTCGTTTACTGTTTCACGAATCTTCTTACCATCAATATCACCTAAAGCACCAGCTAGCAGGCCAAGGCCACCCATAAGTAATCCACCGCCGCCAGCAATTGCTCCAGCCTTACCAGCCATTCCCAAACCAGAACCAGAACCACCAGAGTTTACTGCAGGTGCAGAACTTCCACTAGATTCTTTCATCGCCTCTTTATCGGCTAATGCATTACCACTAAAAACGTCTAATAATTCGTTGAGGGTCTGTGTTACTTCTGCGCCAACACTACTAGTCTCTGATAAAATATCATTAAGTATAGTTGTGCTATCNCCATGAAGTTCGTTATTTNCACGAAGTTCATTTAATATTGATCCTAGTATTTGACTTTCTTTAGCTTCTGGCATTAGTTTGTATTCCTAGCGTTTTGTGCTTCTATTTTTTGGGTTAATAGTGCGACATATATCTCTCTTTCCCANGGTACCATACTATCTAGTTCAAATAAACTAAAATTATGCTCATGCATTAAAGTAAAATTTAATTTATAATGATTTGTAATGCTATCGTGTGATAGCGCTACATAAAAAAATCAATTAAACCCTTCAATTCGAGNTTATGTTCATGTCCACATTCTGTACATTTATATTTTAAATCTAATCCAACGTATGGAACATTCAATAACACTTTAGTAATTTTATTAAATTGTTGAGTGTTTAAATTTTCCACAAATTCTTGCATTTCATCTATACCTATGTCTTTAGATGAAAACGTTTCTTCGCCATAATGTAAGGTATCAATGCAATGTGCAACAACATTGATTAGCAATTCAGCTGCTGGGACATCTCTNTCAATATTAGCAGATGTCTTAGGATAATTAATATCAACGATTACGTTGTCGGTTAATTCAATCCTTAATTCTTCTTGTTCTTTTTTATTCCTAACTTCAATCTTATCTAAATCAACAATAACCNGATTCTTTTTAAAATCACATTCATCACAACCGCGATACATTTCTATCTTCGCGCCTACTGAAACCGATCTAAGTTTTAAGAATAAGTATTCAACATCATATGATGTTAGTGCTGACGTATCGGTATCAACGCAGACCTCAATAATATGTTCCATCGCACTGCTAATCTGTTCTGGGTCAGAACTCTCTAACGCGATCATTAATACCTTTTCTTCTTTAACTAGGTACGGGCGATATGTAACTTTTTCATTGGTTGATGGTACTACCATCGTGTAATGAGGCACTTCAATTTTTGGTAATATACTCATATTATACTNTTCCTATTATAAATTTAAAACAAACTTCCAATTTGGCCAGCAGTGTTCTTAAGAAGATCACCACCTTTGCCAACTAAATCCATGAATCCATCAATTAGACCCATTTCTTTCCAATTATCATAGCCAAAGTTTATAGTAACCTTCAACAATTCTGTACCACCGTTACTCAGTTCAACAGCGGATACCCCAATTGGATACGCATTTTCCAACTTAATAGCATAAGGTGGAATAATATCACTCGACGCAGACAATTGCTGAATCGTTATATCAGTCACATACTCTTTTTTGTATGAAACTTTCATCGAGTCATGGTCAATAATCATTGCTTGCCATGAATCAAAATACTTTTTAATATAATAATCATTGGTTAAATGAAACACAGCCGATACTTCGTCTACTGCGTACGTGTACGGGACCTTAGTATCTAAACCGCGGGTATTCTTTTCCATTGTTGATATTCGTTTACCGGGAATAGACACCGATTCACATAACAAAAACATATCGCGAGGATCATTAAAGAATGACATCGGATTAACCTTTCGGCCATTAGTAACATCATTAAAGATATTGGATACTAATCCGCTAACGTCCATATTAATTAAACCACCCATCGCATTTCCTGGATGAGTGATGTATATAGCAAACCTGTTGCCAACGGCCATTCCACCGCGTTTTGATATGGTTGATTTTAATGTATCAATGTCTGCAGGAAGGGACACTAAAATCTCTCCTTACAATTATCATTGTGCCATCGAGTAATATTCCCTTTGGTTGCTTCTATACTACAATGATTACATTTGTACTTTTTCTGATGGTTATGCATCTACCACTTACTCCTTGATTCTTTCCACACCTTAGTCTTCGACATCTTCTTGAAATTCTCTGTAGGTAGGAACACCGCGATGTCCCATTCAGATGCTTCCACTTTCATGATTTGCGAATCAACATGTGCAGTTAAATAATGTTTAAAACATGGTGCAAAGTATTTATATTTACTTGCACCCTTTAATAAATTATAACTCAATTTTAATCGAGTTGTTTCATCATACTTCTGGTTATTAGCTAAAGATGATAATCTATCTAATAACATAGCTCTTTCTTTTAAAGGTAGATAATGTAGATTCAATCCATAAAATCCACCCGGAGCTGCCTTAACCATAATGGTTAACGGGAAATTATCATAATACGGTAATGTCTTTCTAAGTTTAGGGTCATATACATACATAAACATATCGCCAACTCTAGGTCTAGACTTCTTTACGAGTCTTGGATCTTTAATCATCTTGTGCATATTAATGCGTGACATACCTTTAAGCTTACCTTTAAACCAATCTGATGCTTCCTTAGATCGTTTGGGTAAATTACGTCTATACGCTTCTGCTTCTAATTTGTCGAATAGTGATTCTTTTCCCATATTACTTATTTATACCTTTCGTTTAGATTTAATTTTCTTAAATGATTTCCATACACGCTTACCAACTTTAGTCTTTGATGCTTTATTCTTATATGACAGAATACGTATACCAAATCCTTCAAGGGTATGTTCAGTCCATATCTCAAACTTGTATCCACGATCTTCTGCATATTTTTTAGCATACTTCCATTTAGAAGTATTCTTCATATAAGACAATGCTTCATTAAGATTCTTGCGCTTAGGTGGTTTTGTTTGAGAGGCTGGCTTAATTTCAACCAATATAGTTTTGCCGTTGGTAAACCTAACAGTTAAATCAATAAAGTATCGATGCACTTTATTATCGGTTGAACAGATATAAGGTATTACGGTTTCTTCAGAGTTCCACCACTTAACATTCTTTTGCTGTTCAATCCATTTAAACGTTTGCCGTTCCCAAAGTGATCTATAGCGTATCTTATTAATGTCACCTTTATACTTCTCTGGGTGCTTTGGTTTCCATTTGCCTGAATATGTTTTTCCCATATACTTATTTATACCATGCACTAAAAAGCCCCAATCAAGGGGCTTCTTATTAACTACTTAAAGTTTATGCTTCAGCAGCTAGCTTAGCAAAGTAACTCATTGTATCATCCGACCCAGAGTCATCTGCTGTCGCTACTGGAGCAGCATCAACAAATGGAGACTCAACCTTTTCGTCAAGATCAACTTGTTCAGCACTAGTAGTAACTGCACCATCTTCACCAAGTACACGAGTTAACTTAAGATTAAGTTCGTCATAGCTCTTGTATGTAGAAGGATCAGTAAACTCTTTAAGAGAATACTCTTGATTATAGATAGTTTCTAACTTAGCGTCTTCTGCTAATGTTCAACCGGACCAAACTCTGAACGATCATAGTTTCTAAACCCAGCAACCTGTGCAATCTTAATTTTAAAGTTAGCACCTTTCCACATATCAAATGGGTTAACTGCAGTTTCATCAGCAAACTTAGGTTGCATAGCATCCATCAATTTCTCAAAGATCTTAGCACCATACTCATATAAGAATGTTTTACCATTGTTCGCTGGATTCTCAGGATCAGATATCACCATGATATTAGACACATAGTGTAATCTACGCTTACGCTTACGTGCAACTTCTTTATCCGATTCAATACCAGTATTCCATAACTTAGAATTCATTTCTGATACAGGATCATCCTTACCAATAGTAGTTAAACTCTTCTCAACATACCATTGACCAGTAGGACCTTGAAAGAAGTGATCCCAGTATTTAGCCCAAGGTAGATCATCACCTTCAACCGCTGGAAGGAAACGGATAACGGCATAACCATTACCTGCNTTATCNACNGTNGGCTTCCACATACGATCATCACCGTATGATTTCTTTTTACCGCCTGCTTTTTCAGCGGCACTTACTAATGAATCCATATTCATTGCTTTTTGTTTTAGATCTGCAAAACTCATATATTACTCCTGTATATTATTTGTATATTATTTGTATCATGATGTAAAAGTATTAAGCACAATCTTCATAAACTTATCTTTATTAAAGTTTAAAAATGGTTGATACTTAACCACCTTGTTGTAGACGTCCGGCCACAATATTGTTTCCGTAATCTTCCCGTTTGCATCTTCAATAAAACCTGTTAATGCATTAAGGATACACACTGTCTCTAGCGACACTGTCTCTTCTAAGTATTTATTTATAATGATTGGATAGTTATCTTTATACATTCCTATCAATCCGTCTAAACTATACTCAGAAAGTTCTTCAAGTTCATTCTTAAAATTATAAGAAAGACTCTCAATTCGTTTTAAGTAATCGGTGTATGTAGCTTCATCGCGTACCATATCACCGCTCCACTTATTACCTGCAACTTGATGAGCTGCAAAGTAACCCATTACTTCTTCTTTTGTTTTAAATCGTTTACCAATCTTTGTCAATTGATATTTATCAGGTCTTCCCCAATAAGTCTTTTGATTTACTCTTGTCTTAAATCTATATTTAAATGCATCATACTTAGTATTAAAGTGCATGTTAATAGCATGGGCAATAGTAAAAGTTTCAAATCCATCCATCATATAATTGTTTGTATAGTTATATTATAACATATTTCTCGGTAAAAGTACAGGCTTATTTAAAATAATGTGTATTCTTTTTTGCCGCCTTGTAACATATTTAAGTCTCTAGCTTCTGCTTCGATATGTTCAATTAATTGTTTTGTGACCAATTTCCTAGCATCTCTCACGTCCAAGTCGTTGTCTTCACATAATTGAACAATAGCATCTATATATGTAGCACCTTTACGGGTGCGAACAAATGTTTCTACCATTCTACTAAAGCTTTTCTTGTTTATATCTTCTACTTGCATTGTAATATTACTGTGTTTTCATTAATCCTTCCGTTAGCTTTAGAAGACTTAGTTGTAAGACCTTCTACCATTTTACCAATTTGTGTAGTGCTCTTTTTAAGAACAATAGGTATTACCTCATTCGGTTTGCGTAATGTAATCTTAAGTGATGTCTCAGGATCAAAGCCTTTAACTGAAGAACCAGACACTGTCATACCATCAGGACTTAATGAGTTCAAAATAGTTAACTGCTTATTCTTTGTATTAAACAAATAGATATGCATTGATGTTGGCACTCGTAATGGGTTAATACTTGTTANCTTAAATTCAGCATTTTGTTTTTGATATTTAAGCCTAGCAACTTGTTTATCGGCACCTTTAATTTTCTTAGTAGTTATCTTTCGAACAGCTTTCTTAGATGCTCTAAACGACTCAAGATCTTCAGAGAATTGATTAAGAATCTTAACACGATCTTGTACATCCTTTCGTGTTAAATGTGCATACGATTCAAGTATATACTCATCCTTTTCTAAGAACAGTGTATAGTCAACAAGGTATTCGTTAATCCAGCTTTCAATCTCTTC